GCATAAAGTAATTTTAGATATTAGTGAATCAGATGCTTTATATAATTTTTATGAGCAAATGATTATGGGAGACACAGCAGACAATGTCAATTACTTTAAAGGCAAAGGCAAAAAGTTTTCAGAAAAATATTTTGAAGATTGCACAACTAAATATCAATATACTAGAAAATTATATGAATTATTTATAAAAGAATATAGAGGAAAAGCTAAATTGAAATATATTGAGTGCTATCATTTATTAAAATTAAGAACATGAAGAATTTGAAACCAATAGAAATAGCAAATAAAATAATAAAAGAAACAGGGGTCAATGTTTTTGAAAATACTAGAAAACAAAAATATATAGAATTTAGATCCTTAGTTTGTTATTTGTTGAGAGCAAAATTAAATATGAGATGGTTAAATATTGCTAAATTTTTTAATGATAATAATAAGACCATGACCCATGCAAGTTGCATCCACTCTGTAAAGAATTATTATATGTATAAAAAATATAATAAGGAATTAGATAGTTTAGAAAAAATGTTTTCTTTTAAAAGTAATTTAAATATTGATCAGATTGACAGAGTTCACTATTTAGAAAACAAATTAAAATTATTAGAAAATAAATTAAATGAATGTCAAAACTCGTTATAATAATATGAAACCTGTAAAAGTTAAAATACATAAAATTAAAATGAATCCTGCAAATCCTAGATTTATAAAGGGTGCTAAATTTGATAAATTAGTAAAGTCAATAAAAGATTTTCCAGAAATGTTGAAACTTAGACCAATTGTTGTAGATGAAAACAATATAATTCTGGGGGGAAATATGAGATATAAAGCTTGTATTGAAGCAGGACTGAAAGAAATATATGCTATACAAACAGATGATTTAACAGAGGATCAGAAAAAAGAATTTATAATAAAAGACAATTCATCTTTTGGAGATTGGGATTGGGATATATTGGCAAATGAATGGGATGTTGATTTATTAGAAGATTGGGGTTTAGATCTTCCAATAAATGATCAGATAGATAATTTAGAAGATGATGATGAAATTGAATTACCTCAATCAGTTCAATTAGTTCCTCCAAAAGAATATATATTAATTATGGCTGAGCCAAATTCTGTTGATTGGGAGGAGTTAAAAGAAATATTAAAATTAAAAATGGTCAGGCGAGGTGGTTATAAAAAAGGAAGTGGATTTGATGCTGTAAGTTTAGAAAGAATTTTATATTGGGATGAATTTAAAAAAAGATTAAATGTTAATAGCAGTACCAAGTAAAGGCAGAGCAGGATTAACTAGCACTAATAAAATAATACCTGATGCTACTTTTTTTATTCCAGAAAGTGAATATCATCAATATAAAGGATTAGTTAAAAATATAGTTTGCATTCCAAAAGAAGTGAGAGGAATTACACCTACTAGAAATTGGATATTAAAAAATAGCAATGAAAAATGGGTAGTCATGATAGATGATGATGCTAAGAATGTTGGCTATAATTTTTTAGATAAAAGAAATACTAAAAAAGTACAAATAAAAGATCAGGGTTTTTGGATGGAGGAATTTTTAAAATATTTTGATTTATGTGAACAGATGGGATATAAGATTTGGGGAACAAGAACAGAATCAAGCCCTAGAGGATCATACCCATACAAACCTATATTAACCAGAACATATGTGACTGCATCTCTCATGGGAATTATAAATGATGGAGAATATTATTTTGATGAAAATTTTGTAGTAAAAGAAGATTATGAAATTTGCCTTAGACATATAAAAGACAAAGGGGGGATTCTAGGAATTAGATATTTACATTGGGAGAATGATCATTGGACTCAGGATGGAGGTTGCAAAGATTATAGAACAATTCAAATAGAAAGAAAAGCAATTAAAGATTTGATTAAATTATATCCATCAATGATTTCTCAGGTCAAAAGAAAAGCAAATGAATTTACAATAAAATTAAACTTATAATGGACAAAAGTAGACACATAAAAAAGGAATCAGTTTTAAAAGCATTAGAGCAGAGTTTAGGGGTTGTCAATATGGCTTGCAAGAAAGCAGATGTACCTAGAAGCACTTTTTATAAGTGGATGAAAGAAGATGATGATTTTGCTCAGAAAGTTCAGGACATTGATAATATCGCATTAGATTTTGTAGAAAGTCAATTACATAGACAGATAGCAGACAATTCAACAGCAGCAACTATTTTCTACCTAAAAACCAAAGGCAAGAAAAGAGGTTACATAGAAAGACAGGAGATTACAGGAGCAGATGGAATGCCTACTAACTTTCAAATTGAGATAATTGATAAAACAGAAGATACAGACTAATATAGTTTATAAGCACTTAGAGAATAGTGATTCAAAAATTATAGTTGAGCAGGGGGGTACGAGATCAGGCAAAACTTATAATATTCTTTTATTTATTATTTTTAAGTATTGCACTAATCATTCTGGAAAAATTGTTACTATATGCAGAAAGACCTTTCCAAGTTTAAGAGCAACAGTTCTAAGGGATTTTTTACACATCCTGAGAGATCATCAAATATACAGAGAGGAGTATCATAACAAATCTAATTCAGAATATAATCTATTTGGGAATCTAGTTGAATTTACTAGCTTAGATCAGAGCCAGAAAATCAGAGGGAGAAAAAGAGATTTGCTTTTTATCAATGAAGCGAATGAATTATATTGGGAGGATTGGCAACAGCTAATATTTAGAACTCAGGAAAGAATAATAATTGACTTTAATCCATCAGATGAATATCATTGGATATATGACAAAGTAATACCTAGAGAAGATTGTCAGTTTTTTAAAACTACTTATTTAGATAATCCTTTTTTAGAAGATTCAATTAAAGAGGAGATAGAAAGATTAAGAGATACTGATGAACAATATTGGCAAATATATGGATTAGGAGAAAGGTCAAGTTCTAGAAGAACTATATTTAGATATGTTGAGATTAATAAAGTTCCAAGTGATGCAAAACTGATTGCATATGGCATGGACTTTGGATATACCCATGATCCTACAACTTTGGTTTCTGTTTATACATTAGATTATAATCTTTATATTCATGAGCATCTTTATAGAACTCAAATGACAACTAATGATATTAATCAGTTTCTAAGATCAGAGAATTTGTTGAGCAATCCAATATATGCTGACTCAGCAGAGCCAAGATTAATTTCTGAATTGAGAAAAATGGGTCATAATATACATCCAAGTATAAAGGGCAGAGATTCAGTTAATGCAGGAATAGATTTATTAAAAAGATATAAGATTCATATTACAAGTAATTCAAATAATGCAATTCAAGAATTTAGGAATTATAAATGGAAAGAAGATAAATCTGGAAAGCTAATTAATATAGCAGAGGATTTGCATAACCATATCATTGACCCATGTAGATATGCGACTTACTCCATATTATCTAGACCAAATTTTGGGAAATATTCTATTCACTAAAAAATACTTATTAAATTTTTTGTTTATAACCTATATTTGTTTATATTTAACATATGAAACAAATTAGAACACAAGCTGATGATCTTAAAGATGAAATCAGAATATTAGAATTAGCTATGAGATATGCTAGTTCAAAAGAAGAATTTAATAAACTACAAAACAAATTATATAATGTCAAAAGTATACTCACAAACATCCAATAATATCTACACATTAGATAGATATAAACAAAACTTAACAATCAGAGGAAATGAGGTCTGGTCTTATAATACTCATGTTGCTATGATTGCAGGAGATAAATTATTACAATTAGGATATTGGTCAATGACTACTCAAAAACATATTAATTATGTTGCTGATCAGCTTGACTTAGATTTAATAAAGTAATAAATTTAAATCATGGACAAAATATCAATTATTAAAGACATAGAATATTATGCAGATATGCTGTTGGCATCAGGTCTTGTCAAAAAGTGGCGAGAACAGAAACCACATAATAAGGAATTAAAAAAACTTTCTGAAGCTATTGTTAATATTACTCTTTATGTAGTTAGTTTACAGCATGATTTAGAAGCTCACAAAACTGCTGTTAGTGATTATCGTTATGATAAAAACAAAGCATTGTTGGAATTAAGAGAGTTAAAAGACAAGTATAATAATTTAAAAGATTTATAATATGGAAAAAGAAATGGAATATGAATGGGAGGAGTTTTTGTTTGTAGTTAATTACATTTATGAAAAATCTACATTTGCAGGAGATTATATGCAACCTCCTGATCCTGATAATATAGAAATTATTTCAGTTAATTTAATATCTTATACATCAGAGGATGGAGAAGAAATCAAATGCAGTCATGATTTATATGTTCAACATATTTTATCTGGTCAAATTTTTGATTCAATTAATGAAGCAGTTTGGGAGGATGTAGAGAATAATGAATACCATCTATAATATTTACTAGATGAAAAGTATTTAGCCAAAAATCTAGTGA